TTTTATTAAACTGTTTTTAAATTTTTTAATTTCTTCACTATATAATTGTTCTATATAGCGACCATAATTATACATTGCTTCGTTATTATGTACTGCATCACTACAATGATCTATATCACCATCGCTAGATCCATATCTCTTTGTTCGCCAAGACATTCCTTCATAATGCTTGTAGTATAACCCTTCTAATTTTATATCACCTATTTTAAGATTGCAATTTTTTATATCTTCAAAAAATGTACATCCAACATCATAAATTTTTTCGCTTTTAGAAAATTGTTTTTCGGGGTTGTAAAATTTAATTTTATGTTGTTTTATTGTCTCTACATCTAGAAAACAATGCCAAGGATGAACACGATTATGTATTTTTTTACCTCCTCGATCTCCGCATATTTCACCCAACATAGTTAATTTCATTTCTTTAAATTTGTTAAAGATAGGAGTATGATCTTTATAAAAAATAATATCTGTATCGACTAAAAGCGCATACTTTGTCTTTACATTTGATAATAATGTATCAACGCTCTGTATATGCAATCCTCCTTTATTTCTAATAAAAGGTATATTATAAGACTCTAATAACTCTTCTGTGTCGTTATTAGTAGAGTTATCTATAATTAAAACTTCTGTCTTTTCGTGATAGGTAAAAAACGAACGTAGCATTGTTATTGTTACGTCAGGGGTATTATAAGAGCAAGAAATAAGCGTCAAATTTTCCATTTTGCTCTTATTTCTTTTAAACTCTGGATCATACTATCCTTTGATAACAGAGGTGTCATATTAGGATAAGCTCCATGTTTGATTTTATACAGCTCTCTACCAGCTCTAATACTTGCAAACCACTTATCTTTATCGTTCGACGTAGAACTTCTATCTATAGAATCTGTAGGTATTGTTAAATAATCAACACTATTATGTATATCAGCAAACCACCAAAATGGTGGGTGTCCTTTATGATTAATAATTCTATGAGTGTGGTCTACATGCTCCCATGCGTTATAAAACTTTTCATCATTTAAACCTACTTCTTCTAATATTTTACGTGTGAAGAAACTAAATAGCCCTGCTATATGCTCATAAAGATCAATCTTTACATTATTACTATAATCTATTGTAATTTTTGGATTAGGTTTCGACTCAGTACTAAGAAGATGTCTATTATGTAAGTCGTAATTAACGATATCTTGCTTTCTATTAAAGGGAGTACCAGGACCGTAATTAAAGTGCTGAATACCAGTCTCTTTTGAAGCATTAATATAAGCACTAAATACATCTGGATTTTTTATTAAAAGATCATCCTCAATAATAAAAATATAGTCGCAGTCTTTATCCAGTAGATATTGCATTGCTTTATTTTTAGATTTACCAACACCTATATTAGTATCATTATTAGAAAGAACGCCTATAGGTATATTATCGATCGCTACTCCATCATTTATTACCACTAGATTATCAATATTATCCATGCATGGTACTAATGTTTCTAATAAATTTTGTAAATAATCGGGTCTATTGCATGTAATAATACCGACACCTATCTTATCTTTCTTTTTAGACATCTAATTTAATTAATATTAGCGTGAAAAAAATCAACTGCAATAAATAATTAAAATGGCTACTTGCAGTAATACATCAACCTATACTAATATTCTCGATCTGCCTCGCATTAGCAATATTAGTAATGGCGATCTTATGATTGTACAATCAGATGATCTAACTACAACAATAGATTTCGAGGACTTTTTAATACCTTTAGAAAATACAACTTTTGCAGGTACAATAAGTTCACATAGTGCTCAAATAGATACAAATACCACAAACATTGCAGCATTATGCAGTGAAGTAGCTCAGCTATCTTATAATGTTTCAAATATTACAACTATTGACGTTAACAATGTTACACCTGTTAGTAATAACGGTGGAGGTAGCGGTGGATCCACATCACGCAACAGTATATTACAAGCAATGTCATCAACTACACCGTCTTTTCCATGGAGAACATTACAGACAGTTAAAACAGATTCACAGGTTATTGCTGCACAACCATTAAATGGATTATGGACGGATATTGTATCTTTATGCGGTAATATAACTCGCTCAACACTCAGTAGTTATGTTAGAGTCCAATGCTCAGTAAGTAATGCTATATATCAAAATGGTTACAGCGCTGGATTTAGAGTTTGTCGCGGTAGTACGCCTATAGGCGTACCAGATGATGTTGGAGGTGTTCGTCTTCCTGCTACAGCAACTCGTACAAATAATATAAACGGTGCTACGACTGGACAGCCTTTTGCTCTAGAGACTACTACATTTGAAATAATAGATACCTTAAAAAATATTACTACTTCAAATTTAACTTATAAAGTACAGGTGCGTAGTAGTACAGGAGCTTATATCAACGTACCAAATTTAGTTAATACAGCGTCGTATGGATTTAACGCTATATCTACTATCACTCTTACGGAGTTAGTCTAATCCGAACTTTTTAAACAGCTCTTTTTCTTTCTGTTCTGCTTCTAGAGCTGCTTTTTGCTGCTTTACTAGAGCCTCCAGCTCATCTAACTTTTCAGGGTTAAACAAAGAGTGCTCATCGCCGTATAGTTCGCCTTCTGGCGTTACATACTCTGAAATAATATCAATACGTCGCTGTGGATTAGTAGGTAGCTCAATAATTCCAGGAGAATCATCCTTAGGAAAGAAGATATCTGCATCATAATTCTGTTTGTATTGCTCAAACAAAGCATTAAAAATATTATCTATCTCTTGAATATATGCAGCATTAATATCTCTTGTACCATCGTCTTCTATTTTAATAGAAGGGTCATGTCTAAGAAGAAAAATAATATCTAAATGTCTCATCGACTCTTTAGTTAAGGTGATACACTTATCTACAAACTTTTTATCAAATCCTTCTAATCCCTTTTCATAAGCCCATAAGGTATAAGCTAAATTATCTAATGGACATCTATCAAATATAACCTTTGACTTCTTATCTTGTGATTGAAGTTGATCAATCATAAAGTTAAGAATCTCCCACTGTGTAACTGTTGTAGTGATAGATGAGTGAGGTAATTCTTTCTCTTTAAGAAGATCTCTATATGTTTTTTCTGGAGTGGTATATTGAGACCAAACTGCTAGAAAGTTTTTAATTAATGTAGTCTTACCTGTGTTAGCTGTACCTGAAAAAGCAATTCGCATATAGTTTAATTATGTAATTAATTCAAATTTTCAATATACAAACTTATATTTATTTATAATATCTTTATTACTCTCATATACTAGAGCTTCCATTTTTGCAGTATAGTAATCTCTATAATTACAATATGGTGTATAGTTTATAGGTGTTATAGTATGAAGATTATCTTCAATCTCAGGAGTCATATCACCTACCTTAATAATAAAATTACGTAAGTCTTCCTTTAATGTATCGTATTTACCAATATCTGTAGCGTGTTTTGTATATAGGTTAACAATATGTTTATAAAAGTTATCATTATTATTTACCCATTCACGCGCTATAGGTCTAAAAGTATTTTTTAATCTCCACTTTAGTACCCAATCGTCATCTTCTATAAAATAGTCTTGTAAAAAAACCACTCTATTATTTTTAATGAGGTTTAACTTAAACTCATTCCCAGGTGATAACATAATTTTTAAAAATTCTTCAAAATCAACTAGCCTGCCAATAGTGCGCATTATACTCGTAGGCCATAATGGCATTTCCATTTCAGAACCTACTGTACAAAATTTATATAGAGAAACATACCACGACCAGGGATTTCTCACAACAGCAAAACAATTATTAATTTTTTGTGGAAGACAGTCTAGATTTGTATCGTGCTGCTCTATTACTTTAGGTAATATTACCTGCTCCATCCATGTACCAGCTGTTTTTGGGACATGTAAATAAACTGCATTTTTTGTTATATACATATAATTATAAGTTTTTCAAGAACGAAGACCACTCATCTTTATAAATATCAAAGGTAAGTCCGTTGTTTGGTTTATACGGTCTATATCTCAATTTAAGACCTACCTCGCTTAAATATTTATTACTTTTTTTAGAGTTTAAAAGTCTGTCGCAAGTTACAAGATTTTCCCATGTATCTTTACCACCCTTGCTTTTAGGAACAACATGATCAACGCTAAGCTCTTCCTTAGATAGCTTCTTACCTGTATATAAACACGTATAGTTATCTCTCTTATAAATATTGTGTTTTGTAGGAAACTGAACTCTATTAAATATAACTCTATCAAAGTTAGTACATATTACAACCTGCGGTATCCTTACAGGGCCTCTAGATGTCTGTAAATATTCATCATATGGTCTAATAGGCAGAGAAAGCCAATCTTGTACTTTAGATACAGTGGTAAAGTACTCTACATTTTCAAGATTTACTCGCGCATCTTTATCTTCCTCATATGATATATCGAGAGGTATTACTGCGCCAGAGAAAATATTACCGAATGTTTTTTGAACGCCTTCTACTGCTACTGGAAAGTAATATTTGTTTAGTACTAATATCTTGTAAGCTTTCATTTAACAGTGTAAAGTTTGTAAAATATAAATTATCGGTTTCATATTTTTGTTTTCCTTCAACAGAGTATATATTCTGATCAATCTTATATCCAGGATTTTCTTTTAACCGATTAAACGTCCAGGCTTTATCATACCATACTATCCTATTATTAGGATAGGCAAAATAATTGCCTTCATCCATTTTGAACATATGTGCGCATTTATGTTCAAAGGTTTCTGAAAACGACACGTTAAGCATTCCTCCTTTATTCTCAAATCCCCAGTCTAAAGTAAAGAGATACTCACCTTCTACCTTATCTCCTGACGGAGTAATTAGTTGAGCTCTTAGTCCTGAAAGCCTATTGCGTATAGATACATCAGCGTAACTTGAGAAACAATCCCAATATACATGATCTTCTAAATATCTCTTAGGTGCATCTCTTTTCCAACAAAAAGCATTTATAGGTCTTCTTGTCCAATTAACACCATTTTCTAAAAATGCTTCAAATAAAGGCGTTATACCTTCCATAGAGGTAACTGAGTGAACATCGCAAGACGTAAAATCTCCTTCACCGCTTTCATGGTTATAGAGATACTCATTGCGGATAAAACATCTCTGTGTCGGTATATTATGATTAAGATATGCCATTATCTTTGCTGTAAGCGGTATAAAAGGTGATTGAATTCACTCTCTATTTCATCCTGTATATTTTTAAGATCACCACTACCTTCAGTAATTGTTGAGAGATATGAAATAACATTATTTCTTATAGAAGTATATGTAGAGATCATATCACCGTTGTATGAATCAGACTTTACAGAATATGTAATTTTACCTGTTGGTATAGTAGCTCTACCGTAAAATACCTCAACAAACTTATCAAATAATTCATCAAGCGCTTCATATGCCGCGCCTAGAGCCTTATGTTCAGCATAACTCTTTGTTTGCCAATGATCAATTTTTAATTGGTTTAAAACGGTAAAAACGACGCTAAGTTTCATAATGTTATTTACACTTTAAGAGCCATATTCCAGAGCAGGAGATGTAATCTCGGACTAAAATTAACGTGCATTGCTTTAGCATATTCAGCTACAGCTGGAGCTTTTACAATATGTTCTTCACGTGAGCCACAGCATGGCATAAACCATACACGGTTGAGAGGTACATTAATACCTTCTTTATCCTTTACATACTTACGCCAAATTTCTTCGATATCTTCTGAGCTGCTAATAACAAACTTAAATCCTGAATTATGTTCTTTGTGCCATTTAAGCACTTCAGGCTTATATGTCTTTTCTTCAGGATCGCCATTTGTTGTAAGCTTAGGAGAGGTGGTGAATGTAGCGTTAAACTCTGTAACCCAACGCTCATCTGGCATTAACGTAGCATTAGTTTCGAAGTCGATCCGCGGTGTAAAATTATATCGATCTCTAAACGCATATGTAAATTTTAGTAGTTGATCTTGTCTCACAAGAGGTTCACCACCTGTGTATTTAAATATAGCGTTATTTTTAAGATGTTCTATAAAGTTGTTCTTTTCTAAAATTTCAAACGTCTCTCTAAAGCTGCGCTTATTCTTCTTTGACCATGAGATAAAGGAATCGCAACCATATGGTGCTGCTTCTGAAATAAAACCTGGGCAGCGAAGATTACATCCGAAAAATCTCATAAATACAGACGGTTGACCGATAAATTCACCTTCTCCTTCTAAGGTGAAGAAGATTTCCGGCTCATTATTCTCACCTGCAAAAAGCAAAAATTCATTATCAATATCAATCATATATTAATATAATATATGATAAAAATTTTAAAACAACTATTTTTTTAGTAAAACACATTAACTTAAATAAATATTTATATGACGTGTAGTGGTTTTATATATTTATGGTTTGATAAAAAGCGAAAAATGTTTTATGTTGGATCACATAAAGGATTAATTACGGATAGCTACGTATGTTCTTCAAGACATATGCTTAAGCAGTATAGAATGAGACCTAACGATTTTAAGCGCAGAGTGTTAGAGTCATGCTCGTCGGACAATCTTCTAGAAAGGGAGCAATATTGGCTAAATATGATTAAATCTTCTGAATTATATTATAATTCTTCTAAATATTATAATGTTAAGCGGTTTGCTGCAGGTGGTAATACTATTGAATATCATAAAGATAAAGACTTAATTATTAAAAAGCGGTATGGTAAAAAGCATAGTGATGCTATTAAACGAGCATGCTTAAATAGAACTGACGATCAAAAGAAATTACAAAAAGAGCGCCGTATAGTTTCCTTACACAAAAAATATAATTCTGTAGGTTATAAATTTTACCAGGAAAAACAAACAAGTGTAATTGTTAATGGTCAGTTATATAAGACGTATCGTAGTATATCAGCTTTAGTTAAAGATATTGGTGTAGACCGATCAACCTTAACAAAACATATAGCTGTAGGTAAGTGGATAGTTAAGCAAAAGAGAAGACATCCTTTCAATGTAGGTGATATAATCACTTTTGAATAAATACTAGTGCATGACTCACAAGTCCCCTACGCGTAAGCGTAAAAATGCAGGTTTGGATGAATTAGTAGATATCGAAGATTCTATCCAAAAAAACTGGCTTTTTAATTTTAAAATTAAAAAGCCCTTCTACTTCAATACCAACCACAAAGCGTTTTATGAATGCATAAAGCGTGAAGAGACTAATATGGTCTTTGTTGATGGACCAGCGGGTAGTGCAAAGTCATATATTGCCGTACTTGCTGGGTTGGAGCTTATAAAAGATCAAAAGACGCGAGGTATTACCTACATTAGATCTGTTATTGAGTCTGCGTCAAGATCTATTGGTGCACTTCCAGGTGAGGTAGATGATAAATTTTTACCTTACGCAATGCCTTTAATTGAAAAGGTTAGAGAGGTTACCGATGATAGTACATGCGGGTTACTACAGTCTAGTAACATTATACATGCAGTACCTGTTAACTTTGTTAGAGGACTTACATTCAACGATAGTGTTGTAATAGTAGATGAAGCGCAGAACTTAACTAAGGGTGAGCTAGTTACTATTTTAACGCGATTTGGTAAAAATACTAAATATATTGTTTGTGGCGATTTAAAGCAATCCGATATTGGCAAGGCTTCAGGATATGAAGAAATATTTAAACGCTTTAATAATGAAAAATGCGTAGATAATGAAATCTACGCATTTAAATTTGGTGAAACAGAGATCGTAAGAAGTAAAATCCTACGATTTATTGTTGATGTATTAGAGGCAAAACATTAATCAGCCCCAGGATGTACCGGCAAACGGATTGCCCATACCTTGAGATACATGGTTACCTACAGGTGCAGCATTCGAATGCTGTTGCATTGGTTGCTCGGGTTGCTCGGGTTGCTCGGGTTGCTCGGGTTGTTCTGCGATTACCGTCAGTGTATCTTTTTCAGTTTCGGTATGAGGTATCTTTTTTAGATTAAGTACAAAATTACGATACTTTAACTCGTCCTCATTACCTGTAAAAGTAGCGGAGTTATCTTCATGCTCAAATACTTCTACCTTATCAACCCAGCATCTATTATTAGTGAGAGATTTAATATAGCTATCAGAGATACTATGAACTACCTCAGCAACTCTCTCGATACCTACCCCCTTTTCAAGAACTCTTAGTTGAATAATTCCCTTTTTATCAAGTTCTTCAAATGTTGCTAGCTCGGGATCATCAGCCGCTACGGTTGTAGTATGATCAAAAACATGCTGTAGTTTTGCTTTAAGCTCCTTTAGACCTCCGAAGTCTACAATCCAGTTCTTTTCATCAAGAGACGATCCCCCAAACCAGAGTTTAGCTTTAAGTTGATAACCGTGAAGGAAACGGCAGTGCGAGTGGGTAGCGCGCCATTGTCTGAACGCACATGAACCGAGTTCAATAATTTTTGTACTTTGATAATTACTCATAATTTATTTTAAAATGAGTAATGTTATAATCAACTATAACTTTTTAATAAATCTGCCAAACTTATCATACATATACCGTTGTGGCGGTTTATTCGGATCTTGCAGACTTTTACTTATTACAATTAAGTTTTGTATAGCCTTACCATCAGGTAGCTTCATGTTTATAGTTGTAATGTTAGTAGGATCTAACTCTCTGTTGTAAATATCCTTTTCGGTAGATGCAATTTTTTGTATTATCTTAGGATTCTTATGCGTAAATTTTTTAGCTGCAGTTGTTGAACCAGGCACGTATTCTACAGATTTTGAAGTAGCATACTCCTTTGTTTCAGGAGCAAAAGAACGATACACGCCTCTAACTTGTTTAAAAGGTCTTTGTAAATTTTCAGAAGCTTTTGGATCTATTACATTCATAGCTCTTCCTGTTTTTTTGATTAAATCAAAAAAACCTTCAGATAATAACTCTTTTTGAGAATATTTCCTCATATAATATATTTATAGTTGATTAGTGCGATTAATCGTTTTATAATATATATTATGGATGATTTGGATGATATTGAGAATAACGGTGAAGGTATAAAGCTTCCTAATGCTAACGGAAATGTACCTAGATCCGAAAAAGAGAAACTAACAATAATTAAGCGTGCAGCAAAAGCTTATGAAAAATATCTAGATGCACTAGGGTTTGATTGGCGTAACGATCCTAACTCTTCAAATACACCTATGCGGGTAGCAAAAGCTTTCGTTAATGATATTGCTTCAGGCTGCTATAATGAGCCTCCATCAGTTACAGCTTTTCCAGCTGATGGTTATGATGGAGTTATTGCACAATGTAATATACCTTTTAAATCATTGTGTTCGCACCATCACTTGGCATTTACAGGAGTAGCACACGTTGCATATATACCCTCTCTTGAAGGTAAGGTAATCGGTCTGAGTAAACTCAATCGTATTGTTGAGTTTTACGCACGTAGACCTCAAATACAAGAAGGTGCTACAAAACAGATCGCTGAAGCTATTGATAAGGTATGTGAGAAAAACCGTGGTGTAGCTGTAGTAATTAAAGCACAGCATACATGTGCATGTCATCGCGGAGTTAAGCATGAAGGTTGTTATATGATTACATCAAAACTAACCGGTGATTTTATGGAAGATGAAAAGACACGTACGGAGTTTTATAAGTTTATTGATATGGCGAGATAAGGAACATACTTAAAATAAAGTATGAACATTTTTGTAACTAACGAAGATCCCGTGTTAGCAGCACGGGATCTTTGCGATAAACATGTACGCTCGAAGATGCAAATTGAAGGTGCTATTATGTTAGCACATGCATTTCCACAAGAGGTATTAAATCATCCCTCAACTCCTAAAACAAAAACTGGTAAACCGCGTAAATCAGGTAAAGGTTATGCTAAGCATCAATGTTCTATTTGGGCGAGAGAATCTAAAGAAAACTTTATGTGGTTAGTTAACCACACATTGGAACAGTTTAATGAGCGTATGTATAGATGGCCTGAATCCAAAGAGCATTTCACCAAAGAGTTTATCGTATGGTGTAGTAAAAACTTACATAATACAACAATTGAAAAAACATCTCTGACGCCTTTTACAGTAGCTATATCGCAAGATTGTAAATGTCGAGAGCTCCCTGACTTTAATAAGCTAGATACTATATCTCAGTATAGAGCATATATAAAATACGATAAAGATTTCGCTAATTGGACTAAAAGAAGCAGACCTGATTGGTATTAAATATCTACCTGAATTTGTCTATCTGCTATAAAATTAGAATCGATATCAATAAGAGCATCTAGCTGCTTTATAAAGTCTTTACCTACTAATATTTTATATTCATTAGTAGATCTATTACCTATACTGAAAGGTACATTATCAAATTGTTTACCTGCGAACTTCATTCTAAACCTTACAACAGGTCTTTCTTCGATATTACCAGCACCTACATTAATAGCTATAGTATCTTCTATATCTTTTATTAATCGTTTACCGTTAATAGTTGTGAACGTAACCTTATTACCTTGACGTGAAACATCTTCACCGTGTAGTACGTTATAGGCTCCGTTACCTGAGTCTATTTTAGCATCGACTTCACCAATACCATCTAACGATATTTTTTCAATTAGACCGATTACTGTTTTTTCAAAAAACTGCTTAAATGTTTTCATATTAATGACATTCACTGCAACCTCCGCATGTACAGCCTTGCGCAGCATATTCACAATAATTTTCAGCACCTAGTGAGGTATACATATTATTACCGTTACAGCCATGCTCACTCTGCTCAAATTCTAAGTAATGATACACAGATGATATATAATCTGAAGCTTTTGTTATCTTTGCAGCAACCCAACCTTCCATAGAGGGTAGCTGCTGTACAATTTGTTTGAGTTTAGGGGTGTATTCTGATAACTTGTGTAACTCAGCTGCAGCCATCTGTATTTCACTAGGGTCATGTTCATGAGCATTATCCTCACAATCATCTTCCATCTCCATAGTAGCTCCAGGCATATCCATAGTTACAATAACTGGCTTACCTACTGACTGCACACCCATCGCAGCAGGTCCGAGATTCATTTCATTAATTTGTAAATATACTTCAGCTAAGTTGGTTTGATCCTGCTTTTTAAACATATAGTTATTTAGTTAGTTGTTAGAAGATTAGTAACAGTTGCATCGCCGCTGTTACCTAGTTTCATTATTTCTTCTAGTGTTGCAGCAACTTTATTTGGTTGTGATTCTTTAAATGCTTTATAAGCTTCTATAACCATTTTTAATTCCGACTCTGTAGGCTTACCAGGTTGTGAACCGTATATAAATGCATTAACAGCAAGATCTATCAAGTATGATTCACCCCCAGTGTCTCCTATTGCAGATACTTCTTTATCTGGTGTATTTGCAGCATCAGCTGGTTGCTGTATCTCTTCTGGCGATATTTCATTTTGCTCATTGAGAGCTTTTAAGTGGTTATTAATAATTGATAGGGTTTTCATAAGCTTTTCTTTCTATTTCTTTGACTTTTCTATCTGCCTTCATTATAATTGGCGCTTCTACATTTTGAAATCGCTTAAGTACATTTCTTGCCTTAGGTGCATTTTCACTAGTTCCTTGAGCTATTCTAGCAGTCATACCTATTACATCAGATGTTTCATCATCTTCTGGCTGCACAGGTATAACATTTACTAATTCTAAAACATATTTTTTATCATTAGCAAATATTTCGATTATATCATTAAAAACTTTTGGAGTTACCTTAATATCTTGCTTAGATAAATAACTAACTAATTCATTTTTACCTTTTATTAGTTTATCTAAGTCTTTTTCAGGGGTATTACTTTCTATTATTTGTAGAAATCTATCCATATCTATATTTATTTAAAAAGCACTAATTTATTAGATGGATCTTTAAAGTATGTATCATGAAGAAACGTCAGACCATTACGTTTTAAAAAGGCTACTATCTTTTTACTAGTGTTATTTTTCTTGGAATATGAGTTTGCAAGCTCGAAAGATACTAATTCACTATCAGATTTACTTAACAAATTTTTATAAAAAATATTTAAGCTATAAGGCTGTTTAATGTATGATATTGATAGTATTTTTAAAATTTTTTCTATTAATTTTAAAAATACTGGCGCTTCGTATATATTAATTAGTGGTAACAGTGTGTTTAAATATAAAATATTTTTTA